AACATTTTTACGCGAGCGCGAAATTAGACAGGGGGGGAGTGGATGAGTAAAGGGCGCAAAACAAAGCCGACGGCGATAAAACGATTAGAGGGAAATCTTGGCAGGCGCAAAATTAATGAAAATGAGCCTGCGCCTGAATTGATTCTGCCGCCTGCCCCTGCGGATTTGACTGACGTGGGGCGCGCAAAATGGGACGAGCTCGCCGCGTTGCTATTTAATCAGGGTGTTTTGACTGAAATGGATTTGGAGATGCTAACTTTATTTTGCCAAGAGTTCGAGAATTACACGGACGCTCGAAAAAACATAAAATCCTTTGGCGGTCCCGTCCTAAAAACCGACAAGGGCAACCCCATCCAAAATCCGTATTTGTCAATTGCAAATCAGTGTAAAAATAACATGCTAAAAATTTTGTTAGAGTTTGGCATGAGTCCCGCCTCGCGCTCTAAGGTGACGACCGCGCAGCGCGTTAAGCCGAAGTCGCTTGCAGAGAAGTTTTTCAATGCGCCGGTGGTCGCTAAAAAATGACATTGCAACAGCAAAAAGTTGGCAAACACGGTCAGAACCTAGCGGCTCAAGCCTTGCGCGCTCTCGGCGTTGAAATGGTAGAGCAGATTGGCACGCCAGTTTTTCTTATTCCAGCAACCGCAAGAGATGTTTACCGCGTTGTCTATGGCGAGAAAGTCAGCGGCGACCATCGCGGAATCCTACCCGGCGGACGTTCTGTACTCGCTGAGACAAAAACCATTCTTGACCGAAATCTTCGTTACAGCGACCTGCGCGAACATCAGCCAGAACGTTTGCTTGAACATCGAAAGCACGGTGGAATCTCGTTGCTCGTCTGGGTTCATTGTACAGGCGTGTACATTATGGATTTTCCCATTGCAAACTTTACGCGCGGCAAAAGCATTAGCGTTGAAAACGCCATTAGCGTTTCTAACTATACGCGCCGCGCCATCGAGGTGATGATAGATGACTACGAAACCGAAAAACTTGCAGAGTAAAAATCCCCAATCTCCAATCTCTAACGGCGATCTTCTCCGCGTGGAATACGTCCCGCTTTCGACCGTCAAACTATGGGACAAGAACCCCAAGAAGCATGACCTGAATCAGATCATCCAATTGGCGCAATTGTTGCGATTCCATTTTTAGGGACTTCCCCTGAGTTTGTTGCATGTCAAAATTTTGGGCGGCGTGGGCGCGGCATGGAAATATCGCCAGCCTATTGCGCCGTGATTTTAGAGCGCATGTCAGGCATGGGACTCCAGCCGCGCCTCATCAATCCAAAATCCAAAACCAAAAAATAAAAAGTCATATTATGAAACTTCATCCTGCCGATAAATATATCCGCGACGTAATCAGTGGGAAGATTATCGCTTGTAAATGGGTGAAATTGGCTTGCAAGCGGCATGTCGCGGATTTGAAAAATAGCAAAAAAACTGGGAATTATTTTGACGCGGCGGCGGCACAGTATGCGGAGGATTTTTTCTCGCAGATTTTGACGCATCCTAAAGATGCAATACTTTCAGAGAGCGGCGACCCGTTTGTTTTGGAGGCGTGGCAGTTAGCCACTATCATCCGCCCTCTGTTTGGCTGGAAGCGCAAGGACGGAACGCGCAAATACCGCCGCGCTTATATCGAAATACCAAAAAAGGCGGGAAAGTCTTCGCTTAGCGCTGGAATCGCGCTGCTGCTTTTATTTGCCGACGGTGAAAATAGCCAGGAGGTTTATAGCGTGGCGGGGTCGAGAGACCAAGCCGCGCTCGTTTTTAACATTGCCAAACAAATGACAGAGACGAGTCCGCTGCTCTCGGAACGCGCTGAGGCATATAGAAACGTGATTACATATAAAGATATGTACTCAGTTTATAGGGTCATCTCTGCGGATGCGCCTCACGCGCACGGCATTAACGGCTCGGTGATATTCGACGAACTTCACACGCAGCCGAATCGTTTGTTGTTTGACGCTCTGTGGGGCGCTGGCAAGGCGCGCCGCCAACCGCTTTTTATCATGCTTACTACTGCGGGATACGACCGCGAGTCTGTTTGCTTTGAGATGCACACTTACGCAGAGGAAGTATTAGATAAAATTGTTACAGATGAATCGTTTTGGTCTGTGATTTATACGGTGGACGAGGGCGATGACTGGACGCTGCAAAAAACGTGGAAGAAAGCAAACCCGAATATTGGAGTTACGATTGGATTGGACGCGATAGCGGAGGAGGCAAAACAAGCCAAAGCGATTGCTGGATACCAAAATACGTTCAAGCGCCTGACGCTTAATATATGGACGGAGCAAGAATCGCGTTTGATTATGCCTGAACAGTGGAACGCTTGCGAAAAAGAAACTGTTGAGCTCGCAGGGGAAACGTGCTGGGGCGGATTGGACCTTGCCGCGACCAATGACCTTGCCGCGTTTGTTCTCGATTTTCAGCGCGAGGACGGGGCGCATCGTTGGCTGCCGTTTTTTTGGATGCCGGAAGAAAACATACTAGAACGCGCGCGCCAGCATAGCGTCAATTATGATGCGTGGGTGAGAGACGGATATATCCGCGCGACGCCCGGCAACGTAATTGATTTGAAATACATCAAGTCCGAAATAGAGCAACTCGGACAGATTTATAAAATAAAGACAATTGCTTACGATAGATGGGGAGCGCGTGAAATATCACAAGACCTGCAAGAGATTGGATTCGAGATGGCGGATTTTGGTCAGGGTTTTATTTCTATGGCTGCGCCGACTAAAGAGTTTTTGCGGCTCGTCGCTTCTAAAAAATTACAGCATGACGGGAATCCAGTTTTGCGCTGGATGGCAAATAACATTGTTGCGAAAACCGACCCAGCAGGGAATATAAAACCAGATAAGCAAAAATCTAAGTCAAAAATTGATGGGATTGTCGCTGGCATTATGGCGCTGGATATGGCGCTTCGCAACATAGGCGCGGTCAAGCCGAGCGTGTATGAGCGGCGCGGATTTTTGCGGTTGGGCGATGAATATAGATGATGTGAGGACACATGCCGCGTAGAAAATTGAATTACCATGAAAAGCAATACATGAGAACGTTGGAAGACGAAGTGATTGTTATGCGCGAAAATATTCCGGCGAGGCTTCGTAACGCTGTTTATTGCCTTGCGGCGTGCGACCCGCATTGGATAGATTTTATTGAGAAAGAGGCGCCAAGTAGTATTCAGGCGTCATGCGAGCGCGAGTATTTGCAGTTGATTGAATCGCGGGCGCGCGCGATTGTGCTAAAAAAATATAGTTTTTTTGGGCGCAAGCAAATATCACCGCTTATTTTTAGAGAGAATTGGTATTTTACGGATGACGGCAATTTGAGCGCAGGTTGAGTCGTATTGTTAAAAAAGAACATTAATGCTATAATGATTGAAATAAAATATCTATTGCCCGACAGACATTAATTGTGAAACGGGGCAGCCTGAATTCAGGCTGCCCCGTTTTTTTTAACACATAAAGGAACACATGCGTAAAGTTTTATCTTTTTTTAGAGCGCAGGATAAAAGCGAATTAGTCTATTGGTTTGGATTAATTTTGCTTTTTTGCGGATTATGCCTGCGAGACGTCAGTTTGGCTTTGATTGTAACAGGCGCTGGCATTGCGCTGGAGTCTGTGGTTACGTCCTATTTTGCAACGTGGATGAGTAAATAAAATGCCGATAACGTCAGCAATGATGTTGCGAAACGCTCAACTGGTCGAGCCGTCTGCAAGGGGCGCTCGTTATGGCGGGCGTTCTGTAAGTTACAGCGCGGAGACGGTCACGCCTGAAATTGCCATTACATCGTCTGCGGTCATCTCTATCATTACCATCATGGCGCAGGATACCGCCAGCCTGCCGCTCATTTTATATGGGCGTAACGGGCGCAATAAATTCCGCGCGTTTGACAATCCCTACTACAAACTGATGCACGACCAGCCGAATCCAGAGACGACCTCGATGGTGTTTCGAGAATTGATTATGTCTCATATACTGGCGTGGGGTAATTTTTTCGCGCAGTTGATTATAGATAATCGCGGCACAGTTGTGGAGTTGTGGGCGCTACGCCCCGATAGAATGAGCGTGGAGCGCGTGAACGGGCAAAAAATTTATAAATATCAATCCGAGAAGGGGCAGCGCGTATTTTTCCCAGATGAAATTTTACATATTCCGGGATTTGGATTTGACGGGCTGGTGGGGTATAGCCGCATCGCGCTGGCGCGGAACGCCATCGGTTTGGCAATTAGCACCGAGAAGTACGGCGGTTCATTTTTTAGCAACGGCGCGAATTTTGATATTATTATCAAACATCCTTCTGCGCTAGGGGAAGCGGCGTATAAAACGCTTTCAGAATCGTTCAACGCAAAACACGCGGGGGGTGAAAATAGCCATAGACCTCTCATCATTGAGGAAAATATGAGCGTGGAGAAAATAGGCATTCCGCCAAACGACGCTCAATTTTTAGAGACGCGCAAATTTCAATTGAGCGAGATTAACCGCATTATCGGACCCGTGCCGCCACACATGATTGGCGATATTAGCAACAGCACGAGTTGGGGGAGCGGGATTGACAGTCAGGAGCAGGGATACGTCAATCACACACTGCGCCCCTACGCGGTGAGAATCGAGCAGGCGCTTAATACTCAATTAATGCTCGAAGCCGACCGCGCGGGCGGATATTTTTACGAACACTTATTCGACGCATTTTTGCGCGGCGATATTGCTACGCGGTTCTCGGCGTATACGCAAGCGATTAACAACGGCATTATGAATCCGAATGAAGTCCGCGCAAAAGAAAACATGAATCCGTACAGCGGCGGCGATGCTTATTTGCGCTCTACGAATACGGTCTCGGCAGACGGCACGGCATCCAGCAACGCCGCGCCTGTGGCGAGCGCAAACCCATTAGAAACACTTTGGCGCGACGCAATTGCGCGGGTAATGAAACGCGAACAAAACGACGTAACTGGCGCGGCGCGGCGCTATGCAAAGAAAAATGACGCGGCGGGCGGCGCGGAATGGCTTAATAATTTTTACGGAAAAGAACATCCCGCTTTCATTGCAAAGCAGTTTTCTCCGATTGTAGAGGCGCACAAGCGATTGACTGGCGCAGATATAAGCGACGGCGTTCGCGCGCTTATATCGAAATTTACAACGGAACGCAAAAGTTTTGTGGAGCAAATGACAGCCGATGAACTTGAGGCTGCATTCGAGAATTACGACGCGCAGGCTGAATCGTTCTATGAATTTTTTGTTGGCGCAATGGAGAACGGCGATGAGTAAAACGCGGATATTGATGTCCACGTTGAGGGACGCGCATAAGGGCAGCCCTGCGGCTGTGCTGGGCGGCGGTCCCTCTCTGCCTGCCGACATTGCGCGTCTGCCGAGCGATTGCCTATTGATTGCCGTCAATTATCACGCGCTGCATTATGTAGAGCCTGATTACATGGTTTATAACGACGCTCCCTCTACAAACCCGCTGATGGAGCAGGCGGTAAAAGAGCATAGGACAATTCACGTGAGTCCAGAGCCGAGCAGCGATGTTGTTTTTGACGTGGAGAGTATATGGACTGGTTTTTTTTCGTCAAACACGGCGGCATGGTTTGCATTGTGGCTTGGATGCAACCCCGTCATCCTTTGCGGGATGGATATGTATCAGGGCGCGGTGAAACACTGCCCGCCAAGCACCTACCATTCGCCTATGTTTGATTATCCGCTCGATTTTTATATGCGTCCGTGGGCGGAGGATTGTCAAAATAGCGTTCCGCATCCTGAACGACTGCGGGCTATGTCGGGTCCGTTAATCAATTTATTTGGAGAGTACGATGGATAAAAAAACAAGCAAAAAAATCGCGCCTGTGCTGTATTCTGTGCCTGTCGCGCAAAAGATGGATGTGCCAGCGCGGGCAGAAATATTGCCGAAAATCGAAAGCGGCGAACTCGAATTTATTGACTTCCGCGCCAGAGTCTTTGGGACGGGCGAAATTAGCAACCCAGTCGCATTCCGTGACGAAGACCTTGCGGCTTTTGCGCTTTCGTTTGCAGGCGCTCCGTTTTTACGCGATCACGGTCAATATGCAATTACAGACAGAGAGGGAGTCATCCTCGCGTCTAAAATGGATAATGGCGAGTTTGTGCAGGATATTCGCCTGACCACTCGACGCGGCATGACCGACTATGTTGAGGGACGGATTGACCGCTTCTCGATTGGTTGGAGCGCAAACGATTTACGATGCTCAATTTGCGGGCGCGATTATCTCGGCGGCGAGTGTAATCATTTCGCTGGGAGGAAATATGAAGGGCAACTTGCCCGCGTTGTTTTCATCGAGCCTGTTGGGTTAGAGACTAGCGCGGTGAATGTTCCTGCGGTTGCGGGGACATACATCGAGGCGCAGTTGCAAAAACTTGGAAAGTTAAATCCCGCTGACGAACTCGGACAGGAGTCCGATTCTGATGCGGATAACCAAAAGGCAATTTTGGCTTTGGCGCGGGCGCGCACAAATTATCACGAAATTGCCGTTAGAGCCTTACGCACAGGAGAATTGAACATGAATTACAGAGAAAAGATTAGCGCGCGAACTGACAAATTGAATCGCGCAAAAGAATTGACCGAACTTGCCGACGCCGAAACGCGCGATTTTTCAGAAGCGGAAACCGCTGAATTTAACGCGCTGATGGCAGACGTGGATGCGCTGACCGCCCAAATTGAAATTCAATCTGGGCAGCGTGAGAAATTACGCGCTGAACTTGCGCGAGAATTTTCCGCTCCCGACGCAGAAAAACCAGAGCCGATAACTGACCCCAAACTGATGAAGCGCGGGAATTTTGAGGCATTAAGCGCCATAGACCGCACCGCTTTTCTTAAAGCGGGTGGAAAAATTCAGGACTAAGAGGATACCATGAGCAACACTTTAACCAATTTGATTCCAACCATTTACACCGCAAAAGATATTATCTTGCGCGAGTTGACTGGTTTTATTCCCTCAGTGACGCTGGACGCCAGCGCGGAAATGGCTGCCAAAGGGCAAACTATCCGATTCCCCGTCGTCCCCGCGCTGGCTGCCGATGATATTACCGCCGCCGCTACGGGTCCTGACCCGTCAGCGTCCACGCAAGGCAATGACACTATGAGCATTAGCAAGAGCCGCTCGACGACCTTCTACTGGGAAGGCGAAGAGCAAAAAGGGCTTGGCGCTGATATGTACCGGACTATCCTTGCGAATCAATTCGCGCAGTCTATGCGGACTCTCGTGAACGAGGTCGAGGCTGATCTTGCCGCGTTGTATGTTACTGCCTCCCGCGCTTATGGCACGGCTGGGACGACCCCGTTTGGGAGCAGCCTTGGCGACCTTGCCCAAGTTTTGAAAATCTTGCAGGATAACGGCTCGCCGACCTCTGATTTGCAATTGGTGCTTTCGACAACCGCAGGCGCAAGTTTGCGGACGCTGGCGCAATTGAGTAAAGCCAACGAAGCGGGCAGCGCGGAGTTATTGAATCGCGGCACGTTGTTGGATATTTTCGGGTTCAAAGTTCGAGAATCCGCGCAGGTTAAGGCGCATACCAAAGGCACAGGCGCAGGCTACTTAGTGGATTTGACTGCCGGCTATGCCGCAGGCTCGACGACTGTGCATGTGGACACTGGCACAGGCACGATTTTGGCGGGCGACATTTTGACCAACACGAAGACCGGCAGCGATACGAATAAATACGTCGTCAAGACTGGCTTTGCAGGCAACGGCGACGGCGATATTGTGCTGGCGAATCCCGGCAATAAAGCGGCGTGGGTCAATAACGACCCTGTCGCGGTTGGTGGTTCTTATGCTGCTAACCTTGCCTTCTCGCGCCAAGCGATTGACCTTGTGATGCGCGTTCCGGCTATGCCCGAAGGCGGCGATTCTGCTGACGACGTGACTGTGGTGAGCGATGAACAGACTGGCATTTCATTCCAGGTCGCCATGTACCGCCAACGCCGCCGCGTGGCTTATGAAGTTGGTTTGGCTTGGGGCGTGAAAGCCGTCAAACCCGAAGCCATTGCCATCTTGTTAGGATAATCCGATGGATGAGATTGTCGTCATGCAGCGCGGCGAGGCGACTATGAACGTGCCAATTGCTAAAGTGCAAGAATATTTGGACAATGGCTGGCGCGAAATTCGCCGTTACGAAGCGCAATTTGAAAAAGCAGAAACGCCTAGCGAGGCGAACGCTGCTCCCGAACCAAAGGCGCAAAAGCCAAAAGGTAAGGGTAAGTAATGGGAATAACGGACGCGGCTTTTATTCCATTTTCCCGCTTCCGTTTTCTGTTTCGCAGAGGGTACTCCCTCCCTGCCCTCTGCGAAACTTTTGAGGCTCTCTTATGAATATCAAAGTGATTATCGCGCCAAGTGAAGAACCTGTGACTCTCTCAGAAGCCAAAGCGTTTTTGCGCGTTGACGGGACGAGCGATGATACGCTGATAACGTCGCTGATTAAGGCGGCGCGGGAAAGCGGCGAAGAAATATCACGGAGGGCTTTTGTCACCCAGACCTTAGAGGAGGTGACGGACATATGGCGCTTTTACTATGATGTCGCTCGTCCGCCATTGCAAAGCGTGGCGTTTGTTAAATACAAAAACGCAAGCGGGGCGGAGTCTACATGGACGGATTACATTGTGAACACGCAAAGCGAACCTGGCGTCATCATTTTTAATACGCTACCGGGAGAAACTTTGCTTGCGTGCGGCGCGATTACGACAAGGTTTGTCGCTGGCTACGGCGCGGCGGCGAATGTTCCGCAACGGATAAAAAACGCCATCTTGGCGCTGGTCTCGTACTGGTATGAAAGCCGTGAGACCGGCAACGTGCCAAAGCCGCTCTATGATTCGTTTTTGGCTGACCGTGTGGCGTGGTTCTGATGGCGCAAAAAATATCCATCTCCGAGTTGCGAACGCGAATTACACTACAGCAACCGACCATCACGACGGGCGCAGACGGCGCACAGGTTGCTGGATACGCAGACGCGACAGATACGCCCGTAGTCTGGGCGCGGTGGGTCAATGACCACGGCGCGGAATCGCTGAATGCTGCGGCTGCAACGAATGTCCAACGCGCCACGGTTTTAGTTCGTTATCGCGCAGATGTGCTGGCGACGTGGCAGGTTGTATTAGACGGCAGTGCATGGAAAATATTGAGCGTTGACCAAGTGCGTGACGGAAACCGATGGACAGAGTTGCGCGTCGAGCGCGCGTTAGGTACGGTGTAATATGGCGACCAAAACAAGTCTGAAAATTAATGGGCTGGACGATTATATTCAGGCTCTCGCAAACGCTGGCGAGGATATAAATAAAATATCCCGCGAGGCATTGGCTGAGGCTGGCGATATTTTAGCCGCCGAGATGAAGCGCAATGTGCGCGTTGTGACTGGCGAGCGCTCGCGGAATTTGGTTGACCATATAAAAATCCGTGTGCCGTCTGGCGAGGGCGATTACAACTACCGCGAGATAGGCATTATTCACCGCCTAGAGTTCACGGACGCGGCTACGGCAATACAGGCAAACGCGGTTGAGTATGGCAGCGTCCATAATAAGGCAATGCCGTTTGTGCGACCGGCGATACGCTCAAAAAAGGCGGCGATTAACGCGCTGATAAAGGCGCGGCTGGTTGCGGCTGGGCTGGCGGACGCATGATTACGATTTTTGAGCGTGTCAGTACCGCGCTTGGCTCTCTTTCTCCCGCCGTGCCGTATGCGATTGCGCCGTATAAATCCACTGGCGCGCTGCCTGATGTGTTTATCGCTTATGAGTTAATCAGCGGCAACCCAGAAGCGCACGCGGATAATGTAGAGACGGCGCGAACGTATCTTGTGCAAGTTTCGATTTTTAGCCGCGCTGGGTTTATCGGCTTGCCCGATGTGGACGCGGCGATGCTGGCGCAAGATTTTGTTAAATCAGATTGGCGGCAATTGCCGCAAGACCCAGAAACTTTTCATTATGGACTGGCGAAGGATTACACCTTCACCGAGTTCTTTTAGGAGATAAACCATGACAACTTATACGATGATGAAGGGCGTTGATAAACTTTATTATGCGCTCGTGACTCAGGACGACGCTTCGGCGTACGCGGCGGGAACGCCTGTTGCGCTCGCGCCGTTGAAGCTAGCGGTGCAAACTCCGTCCGCGTCGAGCAAGACGGAATATTTTGACAATCAGCCGTTTTTGACGATGAGCGCGGAAGGGGAAACTAAAATCAAAATTGACATTGCCGGTCTGCCGCTGAATGTGCAGGCAGACATACTCGGCAAAGCGTATGACGCGGCGAGCGAATCGTTGTATGACAACGGCGGCACTCCGCCTGACGTGGCGCTCGGCTGGCGGGCGTTAAACAGCGACGGGACCTATACGCTGTATTGGTTTCTGAAGGGAAATTTTTCGCCATTCCCGGAGGAGGCGAATACCAAGACGGATAGCCCCGACCCGAAGGGATTGTCGCTGGAATATACGGCAATTCGCACTGTGTATCAATGGGCGTTGAGCGCCAGCGTGACAGACAGTGTTAAACGGCGCGTAAGCCGCAAGGCTGCGGATGTGGCGAATTGGTTTGACGCGGTGCGCGTTCCTGTTTACTCTGCGCCGAGCGCAATCACTTGCACGCCCAGCCCGGCTGACGCCGCAACTGGCGTGGCAGTAGGAGCAAACATCACGCTAACGTTCAACAACGCGCTGTCTGGCAACGCGGAGAACGGCATTATTTTGACGACTGCCGCAGGCGCGGTTAAGGCTTGCGCTCGGACGATTGACGCGGCTCGCAAGGTGGTGACGCTGAACCCGAGTACGGATATGGCGTCTCTTGAAAATTACTTGGTTATTGTGCCTGGCGTTATGGATGTTTACGGTCAGACGCTGGCGGATGCGGTTTACAATTTTACAACCGCGTAAAAGTAGGATGAGTTCGGAAGGATGAAGAGCGAAAGTTTTTCATCCTTCCGAGATTGCGGAGGCTATCTATGAACGCGCCGATTGAATTGGTCATATATGACGAACACGACGAACCGAAGCAGACGTACAAGCGGGCGATTGTGCCGTGGGGCGTGATGAAAAAGGCGATGTCGCTGATGAAGGCGTTGGACGATTTGAATAACGAGAAAAACTCTGGGCAGGAACAAACGCGCCTAGGTAAATTACGGTCTTGGTTTACGCGCGCGAAAACAGACGACCCTGAAGTTGCGTCGTTGAATATGTTAGAGGAGTTTATCGTTGAGTTTTTCGGGTATCAATTCAAAGCGGCAGATCTGAAAAATGCCGACACGGGCGAATTGATGGCTGTGTTACAAAACATTATGGCGCGAGCCAGCAATGCGATGCCTGCAAACCCTACGAAGCCGAGCAGGAGGAGTTAGCGCTTGCCCATCCTCTTGACTGGGTGCGCGACATTGAATGCTCGGTTGTAGAGCGTTGGCATTGGAGTCTATTCGATATTGATAATACGGAGATGGAATCAATTATCAGTTTTGTCGGTCACTTCCCGCGATGGCAGGCAAGACAAAACGGCGGCGCGTCGAACGACGCTCCGCGCTCGGCATACGCGGACGATATAGGTTGGCTGTGAGGCAATAGATGACAAATTCGATTAGCGCAAAACCCGCCATTGACACCAGCGGATTCAAGGACGGTCTGCGTCAGATGAATAGCGAACTGCGAGTCTTAGACAGCGGGTTTAAGGCGTCTGCCGCCGCGCTTGGGGATTGGGGCAAAAGCACTGATGGGTTGGAATTACGCTCGAAAAGTTTGACGGCGCAGATAGAGATTCAGACGCGGAAAGTAGAGGCGACGCGGGCAGAGTGGGAGCGCGTGAAGGCAACGCAAGGCGAAAACAGCCTTGCGGCGAACAAGCTCGAAACGGATTTGAATAAAGAAACAGAAAAATTAAATAAAATGGGGGGGGAATTAGGCGAGACCGACAAGTCGCTGGCTGAGATGAAAAACGGCAGCGATGAGGCTGGCAATGGCGTTAAAAAACTGGGGGATGAGACCGACAAGAGCGGCAAAAAGTTATTATCATTTGGGGATGTTTTGAAGGGAATCGGCGCGGCGGGTAAAGCGGCGGTGGCTGGCATTGTTGCGGTAGGAACGGCGGCAGTGGCGGCGGCGGCGGGAGTCTCGGCGCTTGTATTCTCGGCGGCGAAGGGCGCTGGAGAATTGGAGGATTTATCTGCGAAGACGGGTATTTCTACGACTTCCCTTCAGGAATTTGCGTTTATTGGGTCTCAGACGGGCGTGGCGTTGGATACGATTACAGGGGCGCAGTCGCGTTTGATTCGCTCGATGGATGCGGGGCGCGATGCGACGAAAGGCGTTGGCGTTGATTTTGCAAAACTCGGAATATCGGTGACGGATGGCGCGGGAAATTTGCGCGACAGTCAGACGGTATTTGCGGAGACGATTGACGCGCTTGGAAAAATTAAAGACCCGACGGAACGAGATGCGGCGGCTATGGCGATTTTTGGAAAAAGCGCGCAGGAATTGAATCCGTTGATATTGGAGGGTTCTGTCGGGATGGCGGCGATGGCGGCGGAGGGGCATAAACTCGGCGCGGTAATGTCTGATGAGGATGTGGCGTCTTTGGCGGCGTTTGACGATATGTTAGCGGGGTTGAAATTGGGATTGCAGGGA